GCCAAGCGACCCTCCCGGATCGGCGGAGATCATCCCCATTCGACCGTCCGAACCACGTTCAGAACCGCACGACTATCCGGCCGAAAGCCGCGCAGATTTGCACGACTATCCAGCCGAAAGCCGCGCAAATTTGCACGGGCCATATATAGATACCTTGGATCTTACCTTGGATCTTACCTCGGCGCGCGCGCGAGACCCGCGGGACGAGATGAGGGCAAATGCCGTCGAGGCATTCCTCATCGGCGGGGCCCGACCTCCTCCCACGAGCTGGATCACCCCGGAGCGGATCGAGGCACTTCTCGCTGAGGGTAGGATCAGTGCTGAGCGGGCGGAGTTGGTGCTCAGGCAGATCGGGGCGATCTCATGATCCATGCCGTCGTCCAGCGTCTGCTCCACCTCCGCAACGCCACGAAACAGGGCGGGTCGCGCCCGGGGAGTGATGCTTCCCCGAAGCGGCTGGGCTGGTCAGCGCCCGCGGGTTGTCATGAACCGCGAAGCGACTGGGGTCAGACGACGAGTGCCCCAACAACCCCGTCATGCACCGGGGGAGGCCTCCTTCTCCCCGCGGGTGACGGCGCGGCTTCCACAGAGCGCGGCGTCGATCGGCTGGCGAGCATGCCGGCCAGAGGGTCGGGGGCCTGCCGCGCTCCCGGCCCGTCCCTCGCCGCAGGAGGTGACCAGGCGATGAACATTCCGCCCCTCGACCAGTGGCGCTTCGACGCGCTGCTGGAGCTCGACCGCAAGCTCTGGGGCCTCCCGGCGATTGCGGGCGTGCTCGGTGTCTCCGTCGACACGGCGCGCCGGTGGGCGAACGACCCGGCTTGCAGCGTCCCGATCTCCCGGCCCGGCGGGCGGTACTTCGCGGTGCGGAGCGAGCTCATCGCCTGGCTTCGAGATCGGTGAGGCAGGGTCATGCAAGGGTTTTCTAGGATTTGCCATGTTTTGCCAGCTGGCGCGGCAGCATCGCAGGCCGGCATATGATGGGGATGAACTTCTGGCCCTTCCCTCGCCGCACGGCCCCGACCGAAGCGAAGTCGCTTGCGGCCCCGGCCAACGATCTCCTGGAGATCTTCGGCGCGCTTCAGTCGACCGCCTCCGGCATCTCCGTTTCGGTCGAGCAGGCGATCCGCGTCCCGGCGGTTCACTCCGCGATCCGAGTCATCGCCGAGGCGGCCGGCTCGCTCGATGTCATGGTCAAGCGGGTCAACGCCGACGGCTCGGAAAGCGACGAGCCCGATCATCCCGTCTCGAAGCTCCTGCGCGGCGATGTCAACGACTGGACCAGCGGCACGGAGCTGGTCACCGATCTCGTCTGCGACGCGCTGGTCTCCGACAACGGCGGCACCGCCTATGTCAACCGCACCGGCGACGGGCGCATCATCGAGATCGTGCGCTACAACCGCGGCATCGTCACCGTCGAGCGCGACCAGGAGACCGCCGAGCCGACCTTCCGGATCGCCGATCGCGTCATCCCGACCCAGGACGCCCTGCACCTCCGCTCGCCGCTCGGCCGGGCTCCGCTGAGCCTCGCCCGCGAGGCCATCGGCGTCGCCATCATCCTGGAGCGGCACGCGGCCAGGCTCTTCGCCCGCGGCGCCCGGCCGAGCGGCGTGCTGTCCTTCGTGAATGGCATGAAGGAGGAGGCGATCCGGAAGACCCGCGCCGCCTGGCAGAGCGCCCACGAGGGCGAGGACGCCGGCGGCAAGACGGCGGTCCTGCATGACGGCGCGACCTTCACGCCGCTCACCCTGACCTCGACCGATGCGCAGTTCCTCGAGCTGCGCAAGTTCCAGATCCTCGAAGTCGCCCGGGCCTTCCGGGTGCCGCCGAGCATGCTCTTCGAGCTCGACCGCGCGACCTGGTCGAACTCCGAGCAGATGGGCCGGGAGTTCCTGACCTACTGCCTGGAGCCCTGGCTGATCGCCCTCGAGGCGGCGATGTGCCGGGCGCTCTTCCTGCCCGAGGAGCGCGAGCGCTTCGTCATCCGCTTCGATCGCGACGACCTGACGCGCGCCGACCTCACGGCCCGCGCCACGGCGATCAACAGCCTCATCGCCTCGCGCGTCATCAGCCCGAACGAAGGCCGGGCCTGGATCGGCCTCGCCCCGCGCGAGGGCGGCGACGCCTTCCAGAACCCCAACATCACCCCGGAGAAGCCTGCTCCGGCAAAGGAGGAGCCCGCCGATGCGTGACCTGGCGGAAGTCATGGCCGATGTCGCGGACCAGGACCGCGGTCAATGGTTCGACCTGGTCGACCCGGTGACCGGCGAGGAGACCCGCATGCGGTTCCGGATGGCCGGCCCCGACAGCGCAACCCAGCATCGCGCGCAGCTCGCGCTCGCCGACGAGCTCGCGGACCTGGCCGGGCCGGACGGGCGGGTCTCCGCGGCGCATCGGGAAGCCGCCCGGCTGCGCTGCCTCGCGGCTTGCGTGCTCGGCTGGGAGATCGTGGAGGACGGCGCCGCGGTGCCCTTCAGCCAGGCCAACGTGGTCCGGGTGCTGAAGCTCGCGAAGTGGATCCACGTCCAGGTCGACGGCTTCGCGGCCGACCGCGCGGCGTTCCGGAGTGCCGCGTGATGGAGCGGCTCTACGTCGAGACGAAGCTCGACTCCGGCGATGACGGCGCGATCGAGGGCAAGGCCTGGGACTTCGGTTCCGGCGACCGAATCGGCGACTGGATCGAGCCCGGCGCCTTCAAGGGCGCGAAGCTGCCCCTCCCTCTCCTGTTCGGGCACGATCAGAACGACCCGGTCGGCGTCTGGGAAGCCATGAGCGAGGCGCGGGGCGGGCTCATCGTGAAGGGCCGCCTTCTCGTCGATGAGGTGGCCCGGGCCCGCGAGGTGCGCGCCCTGGTGCGCTCCGGCGCCGTCACCGGTCTCTCGATCGGCTACGTCACGAAGAAGGCGACCGCCCGGGCGGGTGGCGGTCGCACGATCAAGAGCCTCGACCTCCTGGAGGTGAGCCTCGTCACCCTGCCCATGCACCCCGGCGCGCGCGTCACCAGCGCGAAGTCCGCAGTCCAGGCCATCGCCATCGTCGAGGCCATCACCCGCGCCACCGCGCGCATCGCAGCGAGGTAAGCATGCGACACGATCACCGTCATTTCGAGGTGAAGGAGGGCGAGGATGCCGATCCGGTCGCCCTCGTCTCGAAGTCCCTCGAAACCCTCCAGCAGACCGTCGACGAGCGCCTGAAGGCCGTCGAGGCGAAGGCGGACACCACGAAGCTCGTGGAGCGCCTCGACAAGCTCGAGGCCAAGGCGAACCGCCCGGGCGGCGGGAAGGACACCTCCGCCGACGAGCAGAAGGCGCTCGAGCGCAAGGGCTTCGGCGCCTATCTGCGCAGCGGCGCCGGCGCGCCGGCCGAGGAGCTGAAGGCCCTGACGGTCTCCAGCGACCCGCAGGACGGCTATTTCGCCCCGGCCGAGATGAGCTCGGAATTCATCCGGGACCTGGTCGAGCTCTCGCCCGTCCGGGGCGTCGCCAGCGTGCGCAGCACCGGCGCCCCTTCGGTCATCTACCCGCGCCGCACCGGCATCACCAACGCCCGGTGGAAGGGCGAGAACCAGGCGCAGGAAGGCTCGGAGCCGGGCTTCGGGCAGGCCGAGATCGCGGTGAAGGAGGTCAATACCTTCGTCGACATCTCGAACCAGCTCCTCGCCGACGGCCCGCAGGCCGAGACCGAGGTGCGGCTCGCGCTCGCCGAGGACTTCGCCCAGAAGGAGGCGCTCGCCTTCGTCAGCGGTGACGGCGTCCTGGAGCCCGAGGGCTTCATGACGAACGGCGCCATCGCCTACACGGCGAACGGGCATGCGACGAACCTCGGGGCCGATGCCCTCATCACCCTGCTATATGCGCAGCCGGCCATGTACCGGAACGCGGGCGCCTGGGCGATGAACGGCACCACGCTCGCGACCATCCGCAAGCTGAAGGACGGCCAGGGCAACTATCTCTGGCAGCCGAGCTACCAGGCCGGTCAGCCCGAGACGATCCTCGGCCGTCCGGTGGTCGAGATGGTCGACATGCCGGACGTCGAGGCCGATGCCTTCCCGATCCTCTACGGCGACTTCTCGGGATACCGGATCGTCGACCGTGTCGGGCTGAGCATCCTCGTCAACCCGTACATCCTCGCCACCCAGGGCCTCACCCGCATCCACGCGACCCGGCGTGTCGGCGGCGGCGTCCTGCAGGCGGCGAAGTTCCGCAGACTCAAGATGGCGACCAGCTGAGGAGGCTGACCGATGCGTGACTTCCATTCGAACCTCAAGGCCGTCCCTGCGCTCGCTCCGGCGGTGCAGGCGGCGGCCGTCGCCGGCGCGGCCATCGACCTCAAGGGCGCCAACCGGGCGGCGATCGTCGTCAACACCGGCGCGATCGTCGGCGCGGGCGACTTCGGCGTGAAGCTCCAGGAGAGCGACACGACCACCTCGGGCGACTTCGCCGACGTGGACGCTGGCAGCGTCGACAGCGACGCGCCGGCGA